TTCAATTTTAAACTACTTAATGAAAATCGTGATATAAAAAAATCTCACGTGGACTATTTTGTAAGAGAATTAAAAGAAAATGGACAGCAAATACCAATTAAAGTAAATAGAAAAAATCAGATCATAGAAGGTCAGCATAGGTTCACAGCCTGTAAGATCTTAGATATTCCCTTTCAGTTTTTTTATACAAATGAGAAACAAACAAGAAAGAAACAATTGAATAGTTTAATTAGTATTCAAAAAGGATTAGATTGGTCTGTAAAAAATCATTTAGACACTCAATGTATAATAGGTAATCCGATCTATAAAGAGTTTAAAAGATTAGCAGAAAAACATTCTGACTTTACCTTATCGACTTGTGTAACTTTAGCCACAGGATCAGGAGGTCAAATTAAATTTAAAGAAGGAAAGCTAACAGCAAATAGATTCTTATTTGTGGATCACATTTTAACAGCAGCAAAAAGTTTAAAACCTTTTTACAAGTTTTATAACAGATCAACATTTATTATGGCATTGTCTTTTTTAGCAAGAAATGAAGAATTTGATATGACTTATTTTTTAAGTAAGGCAGTTACCTATTCAAACTTATTGGTAGGATGTAATGGAAGAGATGCTTATAGAGATATGCTTATTCATTTGTATAATTTTAAAAAGAAAAATAAAGTGAGTTTTATATGAAAGTAGATATACAAAAAGTAAAAGCTAACGATAGCAACCCTAGAATAATTAAGGACTTTAAGTTTCAAAAGCTAGTCAAGTCAATAAAAGACTTTCCACAGATGCTAGAAAAAAGACCTATTGTTGTTGATGAAAATATGGTTGTTATCGGTGGCAATATGAGGCTTAAGGCTTGTAAGGAAGCAGGTCTTAAAGAAGTGGAGATTGTAGTAGCAGATGATTGGACAGAAGAACAGAAAAAAGAATTTGTAATAAAAGACAATCTTAGCTATGGAGAATGGGAATGGGATACTATAGCTAATGAGTACGATGTATTGGATTTAGATACTTGGGGTATGGAGTTAGATCCTAGTTTATTTAACAAAGAAGAAGATACTGAAAGCATTAAAGGAGTAACAGATGAAAAGTTTAATGACTTTACAATTTACTTCAGTAATGAAGAGGAAATGGATATTTGGTATGCGTTTCTTAAGAGGTTAAAAAACAAGTTTGCAGATCACGACAATGTAAGTGAGAGAGTTTTACGTTATATAGCAGAGGTTTATGACGAAAACAATATGTCAGAAAGCAAAATGATTTTAAAGTTTATAGATGGCGAGTAAAAAGGATTTAGTCTACTTAGATCAAAACGTATATGAAGCAGCGTTAGATCGCATTGAAAGGATCTACAATGGACACGATGAGGTATGGGTTAGTTTCTCCGGTGGAAAAGACAGCTTAGTTATGCTTAAGTTAGTTGAAGAATACTTTGAGCGTGAGAACATAACAGACAAGATCAATGTAGTTTTTAGAGATGAGGAAATGATTAATTCATTTGTAAGAGAATTTGTTTTGACCTTTGTAGATAATCCTAGATACAATTTTAAATACTATACCACTCAGCTTGAAAGTGAGATTTATATATTAGGTAAAAAAGAAAAATATATACAATGGGATGAAGGAAGAAGTTGGGTGGTTCCCAAACCTGAATGTGGTATAACTGTAAAAGGAGTTTACGATCAATACACTTTTGATCCTTTAGTTTTTAGTAGCAAAAAAAGATGCTGTACTATGGTAGGGATTAGAGCAGCAGAAAGTCTATTAAGATTTGCAGGAATAACAATGAGTAAAGTTTCTTATTTAACGAAAAACCCTGCTATGAAAAATGGTTATATAGGAAAGCCAATATATGATTGGGAAGAAAAAGATGTGTTTAGGTATTTTTATGAAAAAAAGATAGATTATTGTCAGGTGTATGATATGCAGATATTTAATAAGGATTCCTTAAGAGTAGCTACAGTATTACACGCAGAAGCAGCAAAGAATTTGCATAAGGTAAAGACTTTAGATCCTATATTATATAATCAGATAATTGATATATTCCCTGAAGTAGAGATACAAGCTAGATATTATAAGGATGTTATTAAAGGATCTTCAGATAAGATCGCATATGAATACAAGGAAAAAGCAGGAGATTGTTGGAGTGCAATTTTGTTGTACATAGAAGAGAACATTAAAGACAAGTATCAATACAATAAAGCTATGTACTCAGTAGCTAGAGCAAGAAAAACTAGAAACAATAATAAAGACCTTGAGAATGTATTTGGTGGTTATCCTGCGTTATATGTATTCAAGAAAGTTATAGGAGGGGAATACAAAAGAACATTTATACCTACCCCTGATAAGAAACAAGCATATTTTGACTATGAAGATATTAGCCTCAGAGCATAATAAAGTGTATAGGAAGTTTGCTAAGTTTTTAAGAAAAGAAAGAGTAGCTATTGATAAAGAGAACAAAACAAACACTAAGTATTTGGTAGCAGAATATGAAGGAAATCCTGTAGGTGTGGTAGGATGGTGTTATATATCAGAGGATCACGTTAGGTTTAAAACAGCTTATATTAATCCTAGTTTTAGAGGAAAAAAGATATATACAGATTTGTGGAATGCAAGAATAAATGCTATCTTAAGTAATGAACAAGTTAAATATATCACTGCATATTGTACAGAAATGAGTTTACCTAAATTCCTTAAAGAAGGTTTTGTGCCTCAGTCAGTACGCAATAATATTACATACGTTAAAAACAAGATAAAATGAAGAGTTATAAAAAATGGTCAGCAGCAGAAAGAAGCAGATCACTAAAATTTACAAAAGCAGCAAGAAAGTACGGATGGATACAAGATCCAAAAAAATGTAACAGATGTGGGCAGACAGAAGGCATCATTCATTTGCATAACGAAAACTATGATGTTACGTTAAATATACTAGAAGAGGTGTTTGACAGATTCCCTATAGAAATAACTAAGACAGAACTAGATAGGGTACACTCTGTATTAGAACCCCTTTGTTGGAGATGCCATATGATGCACCATAGTACAAGAAGAAATCCGTATGCAGTAAAAAAATACTTCGATGAGATCAAAGCAGGTAAACAATATCCACCTGTTTATAGACACGATTTTACAATATTAAATAAAGACCATAATGTTTAAAAATGATCCGGTAAGCAATATCCAATGGGTTGATGTAGATGAGTTAAATGCAAACGACTACAATCCTAATGTGGTATTAAATAAAGAATTAAAGTTATTAGAACTTAGTATATTGACCAATGGTTGGATACAGCCGATACTAATTAATAAAGACAACACTATAATAGATGGGTATCATAGAAGCTATCTCTCAAGAAGCAGTAAGAAGCTAAAAGAGAAATACAACAATAAAGTACCTTGCGTTGTAATGGATTTAACAGAGGCAGAAAGAATGCTATTGACAATTAGGATCAATAGAGCAAAAGGTAATCATATTGCAATTAAGATGCACGAAATTATTAGGGTATTAGTAGATAAGCACGAAGTTTCTAAAGAATATATTATGAAGTCGATAGGTGCTAGTAAGGATGAAGTAGACCTTTTGTATAAGGAAGGTGTGTTTGATGCTTTAAATATTAAAGAACATAAATATAGCAGAGCGTGGAAGAGTCCAAAAACAATTTAAGACAACAAAATCAACACATAAAAAAGGAGCAATTTTTAGAGGCACTTGAAAAAAGTATGGGCATTATGTCACAAGCAGCCAAGAAGATTGGTGTGGATAGAACTACACCTTATAAGTGGATGCGTGAGGATGAAGAGTATGATGCTAAAGTGAAGGAATTGCTTAATGTTAGTTTAGACTTTGTTGAAGGTAAATTATTTGAAGCCATAGATAACAACAATATTACAGGAATAATATTTTATCTCAAGACGAAAGGTAAACATAGAGGCTATGTCGAAAGACACGAATTAGCAGGGGTAGACGATAAGGAACTAAAAGTAGAGATTGAGGTTATCCGTAAAAACAAATAGCGTTTACGATCATTTAGAGTTAAGCGACAAAAGGTTTATTGTTGAACAGGGTGGAACTCGTTCAGGTAAAACTTATAATATATTAACTTGGATCATTATGAGTTATTGTCTTAGGAATAGAGGTAAGATCATAACCATAACAAGAAAAACAGGGCCATCTTTAAGAGGATCTAGTATGCGTGATTTCTTTGAGATACTAAGCAATCAAAAACTATATTCAGAAGAGTTTCATCAAAAGAGTATTAATGAGTATAATCTATTAGGTAATACGATAGAGTTTGTGTCGTTAGATGAACCACAGAAGATACGAGGTAGAAAAAGAAACTTACTATTCATAAATGAGGCTAACGAAATAACAAAGGAAGATTTTTTTCAGTTAAACATTAGAACAACGGAAAGAGTAATATTAGATTATAACCCCTCAGATGAATACCATTGGATTTATGATGACTTGATTCCTAGAGAAGATTGTGACTTTCATAAAACTACCTATTTAGATAATCCTTTCTTAGATGAAAACCTAATTAAAGAGATTGAAAGGCTAAAGGACACAGACGATACATATTGGCAAGTTTATGGTTTAGGAGAGAGAGGTGTAAGTCAGTCGATAATATTTACATACGTTGAAGCAGAGAAGATACCAGAAGATGCAACCTTTGTCAGTTACGGATTAGATTATGGATACACTAATGATCCTACAGCTATGGTCAAGATTTATAAGAAAGATTTTACGTTATATGCTGAAGAACTTATATACAAGACTATGATGACAGCAGAGGATATACATAGATCCTTTAAGTCCTTTGGTATTGGAAACGAACCAATATATGCAGATAGTGCAGAGCCTAGACTAAATGATAACCTAAGAAGAATGGGTTGGAATGTAAGACCAAGTGTTAAAGGTCAGGATTCAGTAAGAGCAGGTATAGACCTATTGAAGCGATACAAGATCAACTTAGTCAAGTCAAGTAATAACTTGATACAGGAGTTTAGAAACTACAAATGGATCACAGATAAAACAGGTAAACTAACTAACGCACCGGAAGATAAAAACAATCATTTGATCGATGCACTACGATACGGAACTTACAGCATCCTTGCGAAACCAAACTTTGGTAGATACGCAATAAATTAGATATTGATTTGGTGTTATCCCAAATTTTTAATATCTTTAAGTATTAATCAAAACAACAAAAATTATGTATAGAGTAAAAATGAATGACACGCACAAAATGCTTTCTAATTTACATTGGGAAGATGAGATCAACAGAATTTTCAAAAACGTAAATGATACACACGGAGACAGCGGATCTTGTGTTTTAGGTTATGAAATATTACTTAATGGTGTAAAGCTTTGTAATCAGCCTTGGCAAGGTTCAGTAAGCTGTGATATATTTTACAGTAAAGTAAAAGATTACTTGATCGAGCAAGGTGTAAGACCTGAAGATATTAGTATTAATTATGGTAGAATGGACTAATATGAGAGAGCAGACACAATTTATAAAAGACCTCGACAAGACAATTGACTTTAACGGAAACCCAATGCCACTAGGTTATTACAACTTAGTGGTTAGTATCCGAGATTTCAAACTATATAAATCCGGAATGAAACCTCACAGAGGTTGGAAGCCAACAGCAGCAAGAGAGTATTTTGGTATTAGAAAAAGAGCAAGTACCGAAACTACAATACAGATGTTAGAAGGTTGGAGAGATTTAATGACTACGAAACAATAACAATGAAAGATATAGAAATTTTAAAACAAGTATTAACGATTAAGAACATAGCTTTAGGCATTGTATTCAATGTAATTTGGATAGGAATGATGTATGGAATATTAGATTTTTTCTTATATTTAAGATATGATCTAGGATGGATCTAATACAATTAAAACAAGAACAAATTATGAAAAACACAGAACACAACGGATGGACAAACTACGCTACTTGGCGAGTTAATTTAGAGATCTTTGATGATATAGATACAGATCATTGGGCAGATGACATAGAGGATCTTAGTCAAAAAAATTGGGATTATGATCGCTTACCAATAAGTTATGATTTTGGTCAATATCTTAAGGACTATGTAGAACAGTTTTTAGAAACAGAAAATCAATTAGCAGAAAGTTATGCTTTAGCGTTTATAGACGATGTTAATTGGTCAGAGATAGCAGAGCATATTATAGACACATACAAAGAGAACTATTGCTGTGACAATTGCAATAAGCCACACGATAGAGGAACAAAGTTTTGTTCAGGATTATGTGAGAAAGAATATTGGTTACTAGCTGACCATCCAAAAGGCTAGAATAATTGTTTAAATTTGATTAATTTAGGGCAGCTTAATAGGCTGCTCTTTTTTTATAAACTTTTTTATAAATACGTTATATTAATATGAAACTTAAACTGAATGTACCTGATACGCTAAATGATATTACTCTTGCTCAATACGTAGAGTTTGATAAGATCAATGTAGAAGGTAATCAAGACACGGTTTTTTTAATGCAAAAGACTGTTGAAATATTTTGTAGAGTAAATTTAGACCTGACACTACAGATAAAATACAATGACTTAGTAGATATTACACAGCACATTTATTCCCTACTAGAATCTACTCCGGATCTTGAGCCTATATTTAAAATAGACGATGTAGAGTATGGGTTTATACCTAAGCTAGATGATATTACGTTAGGAGAATATATTGACCTAGACAATTACTTAGGAGATTGGCAACAAATGCACAAAGCTATGAGTGTTTTATATAGACCTATAACATTCAGAAAAGAAGATAGATATTTAATAGAAGATTACGATGGTAGCAAGTATGCTGATATAATGCAATACGCACCACTAGGAGTAGTGATCGGTGCTATGGTTTTTTTTTGGAATTTAAAGACCGAACTACTAAATCTTTCCCTGAACTCTTTGGAACAGGAGATGGGAGAGAATCTAACTACGGAGCAATTGAAAACTTTGGAAGTAAGTGGGGTTGGTATCAATCAGTCTTTGCACTCTCTAACGGAGATATTGAAAGATTTGAAAATATCACAAAACTCAATGCAGTCAAATGCTTAACAATGCTGACCTTTTTAAAAGAGAAAGCAGAACTAGAGGCAGAGCAAATTAAAAAAACGTATAAATGAAAAAGAAAAATAAAAAAGTAGAAAAGCAAGAAAATATTTTTTGTACAGGATCAAAATGTCCTTGTTCTATGAAAAGTAAACTTGCTGATATTTTTCCATACCATCAACCAAATTGTTTAACTGAAGCAGAATACGATTCAATAGGATCAATGACTACTCCTGAAGAAGAACTAGGAGAGATCTATGGAAGAGTGTTTAATACAGATTCAGCATACAGCGAAAAAAGATTACAACAGTTAAAAAGAATAGCTAAAGAATACAAATGAGCCAACAAGGAACTAGAGCATTTTATCAGATTACAGAAACATTAAAAGGACAATTGCTAGAGGATACTAATGTAAACACAGTAACCTTTGGTAATATAACGGATATTGATCTTAGCAAACAGACTATGTTTCCTTTGTCGCACATAATTGTAAATAATGTATCATTCTTAGATAATGCAGTCAATTTCAACATATCTGTACTTTCAATGGATATTGTAGATCAAAGTAAGGAAGAGGTAGTAGATATATTCAGAGGAAACAATAACGAACACGATATATTAAATACTCAGTTAGCAGTACAAAATAGATTAGCATTAGAACTTAAAAGAGGCAATTTGTTTACAAGCCAATATCAGCTACAAGGTAACCCATCTTGTGAGCCTTTTACAGATAGATTTGAGCATCAGGTGGCAGGTTGGGCAATGACCTTTGATTTAATAACATTTAATGACCTCTCAGTATGCGATTAGAAGAGGTTAAAGAGGTTTTAAGAAAGTTTGCGACTAATGTTATAGTAGAAGCACAAAACAACCTTAAAAAGGATAATAGGGATTCCTCAGGTGCGTTGAGCAGATCATTAACTTTTAATATGCCTGAAGATGAAAAGAGTTTTGTATTACAGTTTCTAGGAAATTACTATGGTAAGTTTATAGATAAAGGGGTTAGGGGTGCATTAAAGCCTTATAGTGGTAGCTACGCAGCACAGAAGCCATACGATAAGAAAACTGTTTACGCATATAAAGACAAAATGCCACCACCTAGTAAACTAGATAAGTGGATAGTTAGGAAAGGTTTAGCACCTAGACAAAAAGGAAAATTTACTGAAAGGAAAATAGACAAGGTAGGATTTCAAAAGTCAATACAATTTTTAGTAGCTAGGAGTATATATAGCAAAGGAATAAAGGCTAGTTTGTTTTTTACTAAACCATTCGAGAAGCATTTAAAAAAATTAGAACAAGATCTATTTAATGAATTTGATGTATCAATAGAAAACGTATTTAAAAAATGAGTACAAAAATAAACGTAAGAAGTCCTTTTTATTTAAACCTGTCTACACCAACTGTACCACTACAAGAGTTTACTTGTTCAACAGCTTTTCCTAGAGGGTTAGATGATACAGGCTTTGCAGTAGACAATCAAGGAATAATTACTCCACCATCACCTACATTTGGATTCTTTGAATCATTCACAAGTAGTGATGCAGGATTTTCTAACGACAAATATGCTACAGTTTCAACAGATACAGTCAGAACAATAACAGCTAGAACACGAATCCCTGTAGGATTTAGTAATACAGATAGTGTTTATAAAGACTGTGAATTAACAGCTATACAGCCGGGTACTTCATCAAGCGTAGTAGAGCCTGTCGTTTGTACAGGTGGCCCCACTACTTCAGGATCAATATCAGCAGTAGCTTTAGATACCGGTGGTAATTCGACAACAATAGACTTAAGTAGTTATTTTAACAACGAAACAACATACGCTGTAAGCAATTCTAATCCTACTTTAGTTACTACAACTATATCAGGATCTAATTTAATAATAAGCTCAAACACAATTGGAGGATCAGTTACTATTTATGCAATAGGAAGAGATGCAAGTTACCCTACGACCTGTGAAGCTGTCCAGTCAATATCTGTTACAATTAGTTTACCGGCAGGATCGCCAAACTATGATTGTAATACTTCTCCTTTATCAGGTGGAGGAGTAGCACAAGATGGAACGATTACAAGACCAACAACTACAGGTATCATATTAGGAGTAGCAACTTCAGATGGAGGTAGCTTATTAAGTCCTGAAACTGTTTCACCAAATACAGGATCAACAGCACAAAACGTAACGCTTTATTTTAGGATACAAGTGCCATCAGGATATGCTAATGCAGGTGCTACACTTTCTCCTGATTGTTCAGTTACATACTCACAGGCAGGTACAGCGTTAGAAGATTTTAGCTGTACAAAAGCAGGTTTAACAGGTCAAACAATTGCTAAAAACGGATCAATAAACAAAGGATCTGCTGCTGAGGGAACTATTGTTAGTTTTAGTCCTATAGGATTCGATCCGGTAGACACTGACACTTCAAGAGTAGTGAACTTCACAGTACAGATACCAAGTGGATATAATAACGCAGGAAGTAATTTACCTAGTCCTTGTCCTAAAACTATAATACAACCTGCTAGTGTAGGCGATTGTGGTTTAAATCAATATTATTTAAGCACAGCAAAACAGTCAGTCGGAGATTTTTGTGATAATACTTATGCAACTTCTGTTTTAGTTACCTCAACAGCTAGTAGCATTACAACATTATTAGGTAGTAAAATATGTAAGAATGGAACCCCTTTCGATGGTCGTGGTTTATACTATGGAGTATTAACAGGCTATATAAGTTCTGCAATAGGTGTAGGAGTAGGGGATTTTTATGTAATACAAATAGACACAACAGGAATAGTTTTATCTGTAGAAATTCATACTTGTAGAACAGGTGGCTCAGGAACAGGATCAATAGTATTATAATTATGGCACTAAAAAGAATAGAATTAGATTTATACATTTACGAAGGAGTTTTAGAAACTAATAAACCTACAACACCTAATTATCAAATAAATAAAGCTAGGATTGATACTCACGACAAAATAACACTCGAGATAGGAGAGTTAATTAGAGATTATTTAACACCTACATTTAATGATGATTATATAAGTCACACTAGGTGGGTAGAAGCTGTGGTTACTTCATTTGATAGTGCAGATCAACCTTTTACTTATGACAATCCATACACATACCAATTTATAGCATTAGATGGTTACGGATACTTTGAGGATGGTACTAACCCTGAGTTACAAAGACACGCATTAATTAGTGCAGACAACATATATTTACCTGAATCAACGGCAGGTAAGTTTCCAATTTTTGCTGAAGGTGTAGGTAAAGTAACTATTGATAGTACAGATACACAGATCACAGACAATGGCAATACAAATCAAAAGATACAGTATATAACAATACCTGCTGACAGTAATACTATACAGGTTTATGACACAGATGATACTACCTTATTGAAAACAATAAAAGTAACTAATGTATGTGAGCCAAAGTTTACACCTTATAAAATTACTTTTGTAAATAAATATGGAGCATTTCAAGATCTATATATGTTTAAAAAAGCTAATGAAACTTTACAGGTTACAAGCGATCTTTATAAAAGAAATACAATAGCAAATTCTACTGCAACGTATCAGACTTACGAAGGACAAAGAGATAGATATAATGTCAATGGTAATACTTCTCTTATATTAAACACAGGTTTTGTAACAGAGGATATGAATAAAACTATAGAGGAATTGTTTTTAAGCGAGAATGTGTGGATCAGATACGAAAACAAAACATTACCTATATTACCACAGTCAAAGACATTAGATTTTCAAACTGTATTAAACGACAAGCTAATTAATTATACTGTAAACTTTGATTTTGCATTCGACAAGATAAACAATGTACGCTAATGGTTCAACTGCAACTCTATATAGAAGGACAGGAAGTAGAAATGTTCAAAGACGAATCGTTTACTCTTACTCAGAGTATTCAGGACATTAGAGATATATCTAAAGTTTTTACGGATTTCTCAAAGACTTTTAACGTACCTGCTTCTAAGATCAATAACAAATTATTCAAACACTTTTATAACTTCCATATACTAGGTTTTGATGCTAGAAAGAAAAAGGATGCAGTTATATTTATGAACTATAAACCTTTTAAGGAAGGTAAGATAAAATTAGAAGGTGTACAGCTAAAGAATAATGAACCTGAAACTTATAAGCTAACATTTTACGGAAACACAGTAAACCTAAAGGATGTATTAGGAGAAGATATGTTAAGTGGTTTAGTAAACTTGTCTTATTTTAATTTTAGCTACACAGATGCTAATATACAATCGTACCTGACAGATGGATTAGATAAAGAGTTTTTTGGAGATACAATTAATGATGGTTTAATATTCCCTTTAATTACAACAGAATGTAGGCTAATATACGATACAAGTGAATCTAATACAGATAAAATAAAAAATGTAAACCCTACAGGATCTAGTGCAGATGTAGGAGTGCCACTTAATGAATTAAAACCTGCAATAAGGCTTTATGCTATTATAAAAGCTATTGAAGCACAATACCCAGACATTACATTTAAAAAAGAGTTTTTTAGTCAGGATAATTTACCTTTTTACAGCCTTTATATGTGGCTACACAATAAAGAAGGTAGACTGTTTCAAGATCAAGATGCACAATATTTAGTTTCAGGATTTACACCAATAGAAGGTGGAGTATCAGATATATCCGGATTTAAAGGAGGTAGTTTTAAAAATGAATTTAACGAGAAAGATGCTACACGAGAGTTAAGAATCTTTGTTAATCCTGATACAGATGTACCATACAATGTGGTTATAAAAAAGGATGGAGAAGAGTTTAAAAAATACGAAAACTTATCAGGCAGCACAATTAATGGAGAGCCAAGCAAAGCAGACAACTTAGAAATACCTAATGGTACATATACTTTTTATATCGAAACAGAATCAGTTAGCAGCTATACAGTAGATGTAAGAATTATACATAATAAAAAAGGAATATTTGCAGGGAAAAAAGAGATTTTATATAGGGGATCAGCAGCTTTAAGCTCTGGAAGGGTAGTTAATATTCCTAGCCTTATGCCTGAGATGAAGGTTATTGATTTTCTTACAGGATTATTTAAGATGTTTAATTTAACTGCTTATGTAAACAAAGATAATCAGATAGTTATACAGACCTTAGATAATTTTTATGGTAGCAGCACAAAAGTTTGGGATATTACTAAAGAACTAGACAAAAACGAAAGCACTACAGATGCAGTTTTACCTTTTAAAGAAATTGATTTCAAATACAAAGGAATTGAAACATTTTTAGCAAATAACCATAAAGAAATAGCAGCAAAAGATTGGGGTAGTTTAGCTTACAGAGATGGAGATAAGTTTAATGGTAAGAATTACAGCATAGAAGTGCCTTTTGAGCATATGAAGTTTGAAAGACTATACAAGACTACAGCAGGAGTTATACAGACTACGACAGATTCTAATGGTAATACTATAAACGAAAGCAGTAATATACAATATGGGTATTCAGTAGACGAAAGTCAAAATGCTTATTTAACTAAACCACTACTTTTTTACTCAGACAATGGTGTGTTAGCTAATATAAAAGTAAGAAGCCTAGACGATCAGACAATTACTACTCTTAATTCAGTAAAATTACCTTTAAATAGTCAAGCAACAGTATTTGTTGGTATAGAAGGACAGAGTTTGAATTATAATGAAGAGTTTGACGAATGGAATAGAAAGCCTGTAACGAAGTCAATGTTTAACACCTATTATAAGACCTACGTAAAGGATATGATGGATGTTAGAAAGCGTTTATCTACGTTTAAAGCATATCTTTCAATGGAGATGTTACATAATTTATCGTTAGCTGACAGGATTGTTGTGTTTGACGATATATACAGGATCAATAAAATAATTACAGATTTTTCTACTAACAAATCAACATTAGAACTTACTAATATATTTGAAGAACTTAAGTACGAAACTTTAATTACTGTAGCAGGACAGCAAATTACAGTAGATTTAACAAATATTTTTGTAGATAGTATTGATTTAACAGCAGATTCAGATGGAGCAACTGATGGTTTTGATATTCCTGATATTACTACAGATGTACCTAGTGAGATTCCAAGCAATGATCCTGAACCTGTTTATGAGGATGAGGTTATTAGTGTCACTCCACCTACTTTACAAATTGGATTTAGTAACAAAAATACTGAAGATGAAGTATATTTAGTTTCGTCAGTTTCAGAGTTAGGTAAACTGATTAATACACCACAGATTGATGAGTATGGTTTTGTGTATTCAACTACAGAATCTGATTTAGATAGTACAGATATAGATACACTCAAAGCAGTATCAGGTGTGACAGTAATTCCTTTTTTAACAACAAGTCAGAATAAATTTAATTTACCACCTACAGCTTCTGTAATTGTTGATGGATTATCTCATCCTACTTCTATATTTTATAAATTTTACGGAAGAACTAACATTAATTCACTGTATCCAACAGCAGATGCAGTAACTAATGTACAAAGTACACAAACAGTAGAATCGGCTGTACCGGTTGGTAATGTTATGGTGTGGCTTACAAGTATAGCTAACGATCCCGGTACTCCACCAAATTTAGATTGTGGAGATAAATATCCTGCAACACAATTTGCGAATTGGTATTTTGAACATACAGGAGGTGCAAGGGATTTGCAGGTAGGAGATTTTATAAGAACTACAGGTAAGATAGATTATTCAGGAAGTAGTGTACACCAGTCTACTTATGGAGGTGGATTGCTATCATTCCCTGAATTTACAGGTTACTACTCAGTAAGATCTACATTAAATTATTTTGACTTCAAGATACTAGACAATAATGGAGAAGAATATATGGCAGTAAGAGTAGAAAGATATACAGCAAAAGTAGTAAGAGTAGCAACTTGTCCTTAAAAAAATATAATGGAGAGCATTTTAAAATTATTAGAGTACGTTAAAGAAAAAAATTTGTCAGGAGAATTTATTGAAATTGCATTAGGCAAAAACAAGTTTCCTGAAACAATGAAAGAAGGCTATCAAATGTTAAAACAAGAGTTATGGCAGAGAAAATAATAGACATTAAGTTAAATGCCAAAGAGGCAATAGAGCAAATCCAAACTTTAGACGAAAGCATTGTTCAATTAGAGGATAATGTTTCTGATGCTACTAGAGAACTGAATAAAATGGAGGCTGAATTAGCACAAGTAACAGGTGCTAGTGGAAAGGATTTAGCTAGAAGAAAACAACTTAATGAAAGAATTGCCAAAACAAAGGCATTCTTAAAACAAGAGAATACAGCACTTAAAGAAAACAAAAAGCAGAAACAAAGGCTAACTAAACAAAACACTCTTTACAATAAAAAACTAAAAGAACAGGCAAAGGCACATAATGAAGTTAGCAAAGGCTTAACTAAGACAATTGGTGGGACAGGTGTTTTAGATCAAGCTACCGGTGGATTATTCAGTAGGTATCAAGGACTTGCACAAGGATTAAAAGCAACAACTAAAGGCTTAGGTAAATTTAAACTAGCATTAATAGGCACAGGGGTAGGTGCGTTAGTAGTAGTCTTAGGATCATTGGTAGCAGCTTTTCAAGCTAGTGAGGAAGGACAAAATAGATTTACTAAAGCTCTTAATCAGGGTAAAGCTATTATAGCAAATACAGTAGAACTACTAAGCCAATTAGGAAATGGCATCACAAACACTTTTGCAGCAATTGGTAATCTTCTTACAAGAAAAGGCAGCCTTAGTGATGTAGGGGATGCTTTAGGCAATACATTTGACACAGTTAGTGAAAAGATTAGTACGTTTAGTGAAGATATTAAGGAAGATGTAAAATTAGCAGGAGAGTTATCTGATCAATTAGCAAAAGCAGATAAGATTGACAGAAAGTTAATGGTCGAAAGACAGAAAGCTAATGCTAAGGTAAATGAACTCAGAACTAAAGCCTATAATACAGAAAAGTTTACTGCTGAAGAAAGAATTAAATTTTTAGAAGATGCTATTACTATTGAAGATGGCATTACAAATAAAGAAATAGAAGCAGCTAGATTAAGGTTTGAAGCTAAGAAGAAGGAAAATGATATGACCTCTTTAGCAAGAAAAGAAGATCTTGACGAACAAGCTGAACTAGAGAAGAAATTATTTGAGTTAGAGGCTAAGAAGATCAACAGACAGAGAGAGGTTGAGAATCAAAGACAAATGCTCATAAGAAAGCAAAAGAAAGAAGAAGAGAAAAGAATAGCAGATGAATTAAAAAGAGAACAAGACAGATTAGATTCTATTGATGAGATTCGTGAAGAATATGCGCAAAAAGAATTAGAGAAAAAAGCTGTTACAGAGTTACAACAAGTAGAATTAGAAGAAGCAAACCAATTAGCTGAATTAGAAGCATTAAACGCAAGTGAGGAAGCTAAACAGCAGATCAGAGATTATTACTATAGCTTAAAAGACGATGCAAGAAAAGCAGACGAAGAAAAGGCTGATGAAATAAGAAAACAAGAAGAAGAAAAAGAGCAGAAACTATTAGACGCTAAACTATCAGCACAGCTTCAATTAGCAGCAGCTACACAGGCAGCAATAGGAAATTTAGGAGCATTGTTTGAAGAAGGTACAGCAGCATCAAAAACAGCAGCGTTAGCAGAAATAGCCATAGGTACAGGAATAGGTTTTATACAAGCATTAGATATAGCGCAAAAATCTTCAAAAGCAACCGGCCCTGCTGCTGCGTTTGCGTTTCCGATATTTTACGCATCACAGATAGCGTCAGTATTAGGAGCAGTCGGACAAGCTAAAAAAATATTGTCTACTGTGAAAGGAGGTAAATCAGCACCAAGCGTTGGAGGTTCAAGAGGTGCAGCATCAGCTTCAACACCTGTAGCACCTTCATTTAATGTTGTAGGAGCAGCACCGGAAAATCAACTTGCTCAAGCAATAGGACAACAAGATGCACAACCGGTAAAAGCATATGTAGTTAGTAATGAAATAACAAATGCCCAATCACTAGAACGTAATATAATTAACGAAAGTACAATAGGATGAAAATAGTAGAATTAATAATAGACGAAAATGACGAGTTTAATGGAGTAGAAGCCATAAGCATCGTAGAAAACCCTGCAATAGAAGAGGACTTTGTTGCTTTAAAAGATGAAGATCCGGTAAAATTAGCAGAAGTTAATAAAGAAAAAAAGATATTAATGGGTGCGTTGCTCATTCCTAATAAGCCTATATACAGAAGGAATGGAGAAGAAGAGTATTACATATACTTTAGCAGAGATACTGTCTTAAAAGCATCTCAGAAGTATTTAAAAAGTGGGAATCAAAAGAATAGCACACTTGAGCATCAAATGAACATACAGGGTTTAACCTTAGTAGAATCTTGGATCAAAGAAGATAAGGTACACGATAAATCTGCAAAATACGATATGGATGTCCCTGTAGGAACTTGGATGGGTACTGTAAAGGTTGATAATGATGAGGTCTGGAATAATTATGTAAAAACAGGTCTTGTAAAAGGATTTAGTATTGAAGGATACTTTGCAGATAAATTAGAAACACCTAGAGATAAAGGCATAAAAGAGGAGTACAGAGAAGAGGTAGAGGCAGAAGTAATTGTAGAGGAAGTAAAACAAATGCTTGAAGGTGTAGAATTAAAGTCTTATGCAGATTATCCGGATGCAGTTAAAAACAATGCAAAAAGAGGTATCGAATTAAACAAGAAACAAAATAATAAATGCGCAACTCAAGTAGGGAAAATTCGTGCAAGACAATTAGCAAATGGTACTGCATTGACAGTATCTACGATCAAAAGAATGTTTAGCTATTTGTCAAGAGCAGCAGAGTATTATGATGAAAGCGACAGCACAGCTTGTGGAACAATATCTTACCTATTATGGGGTGGTAAAGCAGGATTGCGTTGGTCAGGTGCAAAATTGAAAGAATTAGAAAAACTAAACGAGGTATTAGATGACGATAACCCTTGTTGGGATGGCTATGAAATGATCGGATATAAGATCTTAGATGGAAAGAAAGTACCTAATTGTGTTAAAATAGAATAATGGCAGATAGAAGAATACCTATCCCAAGAGGCAGTAAAAGAGCCTGTTTGTGTAGAGATGGAAGCTATAGCAGAAAATGTTGTGGTAAAGATTACTATAGTCAAGGAGTAGGAAATGTTGTCAGTACACACGCAACACCCTATCAAGGATATAGGATACAAGGCTGCGCAGATTCACACAAACACAATGTTCACTATCACGGAACGCTAACAGTAGGAGCAGTATATTATATAGAACTTGAAAACGGACACACTGGTTGTCATACAGTTTTAGAAGAAAGACCATCAGAAGGGATTCATATAAACTCAGCAGTTTTGTATAGTGATTGTTCTGAATGTATAGCAGCAAATTAATTATGAAAATGCAAAATAAATAAACCAAAACGTAATACTAATATGAAAAATCCAATAGAAATGTTAAAAGATATAAAAAACCTATTGGGCGTAGAATTATCTGAAGAGCAAACACAAGAGCCACAGGTAGTTTTAGCACAATTAAAATTAGAGAACGGGACTGTATTAGAGTCCAATGACTTTGCTCAAGGTAATGATGTATTTATTCTTACTGAAGATGAAAAAGTAGCCTTGCCAAAAGGAGAATATCAACTAGAAGATGGAAGAACTTTAGAAGTTACTGAAGATGGAGTAATTAACTCTGTAGAGGTAAAGGCTGAAGAAGCACCTGAAGAAGCACCTGAAGAGGTTGAGGAAGAATTAGACGAAAGCAAATATCCAACTAAAGAAGAGTTTGATGCTCTTAAGGAGATGGTTATGTCTATGAAAGAAAATATGGGATCTTATGAAGATAAGGAAGATGAAAAAATGAAGGATGAAGAGATTGCTGAATTAAAAGAGGAATTATCTAAACCGGCAGCAGATCCTATCAAACATAATCCGGAAGCTAGTGTAGAAACTAAGAAAAAAGTATTATTCGCACAGAATAGAAACGTAACAACTTTAGACAAAGTATTAAGTAAAATAAGTTCAATTAAAAAATAAATTTTAGAAAATGGCAACAACTACTAGTATAACAACTACTTACGCAGGAGAAGCAGCAGGAGAATATATCTCAGCAGCACTTTTAAGTGGAAGTACAATCGACAACGGAGGGATCACAGTAAAGCCCAATGTTAAATTTAAAGAAGTAATCAAAACATTATCTACTGATGATATTGTAAAAGATTCAACTTGTGATTTTGATCCTACAAGTACGATCACTCTTGCAGAAAGAGTAATTCAACCTGAGTATCAGCAAGTGAACCTACAGCTATGTAAGAAAGACTTTCAGTCTGATTGGGAAGCTGTTTCAATGGGATTCTCGGCACACGATAACTTGCCTCCATCGTTTAGCGATTATTTAATTTCTCACGTTGCTGCTAAAGTAGCACAGAGAACTGAAACTTCTATTTGGGAAGGTGCAACTTCAAACAATGGACAGTTTGATGGATTAACTACTCTTTTAGATGCAGATGCAGCACACACAGGTGCAAAGAAAATTGCAGGTACAACTGTAGATGCAGCAAACGTAATTGCACAGCTTGGATCTATCGTTGATGTAATTCCTTCTACTTTATACGGAAGTGATGATCTTAACCTTTATGTATCTCAAAATATTGCAAGAGCATATGTAAGAGCATTAGGTGGATTTGGTGCAGCAGGATTAGGTGCAGCAGGTACAAACTCATTAGGTACACAATGGTGGAATAACGGATCATTATCTTTTGATGGTGTGAAGATTTTTGTAGCAAACGGATTAGCTGATAACACAGCAATTGCAGCAGAGAAATCTAACCTTTACTTTGGTACAGGTCTACTTGCAGATCACAACGAAGTCAAATTGATCGATATGGCAGACCTTGATGGTTCGCAAAACGTAAGAGTGGTAATGAGATTTACTGCCGGAGTACAGTATGGTATCGTTGGAGATATTGTTTCTTACGGAATTTAATAAGTAATTAACCAATAAATAGGGGTGGGTAAGCCAGTAAGTGCCTACCTACCCTTTTTTAATTAAACAATAATAAGATATGGCTTGTGATTTAACTAGAGGTAGAAAAGAACCTTGTAAAGATGTAGTCGGTGGACTACGCGCTGTATATTTTACTGACTTTGGAGATTTTGGTACTGTTACACAAACAGCAGACGAAATCACGGATATGTCAGGTACATTTACAGCATATAAATACGATCTCAAAGGTAATAGCACTTTTGAGCAAACTGTTACAGCTTCAAGAGAGAACGGAACAGTATTCTTTGAGCAAACATTAAACCTAACATTAAAAAAACTGTCTAAGGAAGATAACGCTGAAATTAAGCTACTTGCTTATGGCAGACCTCACATTGCAGTAGAGGATTATAATGGTAATGTAATGGTAATGGGATTAGAACACGGAGCAGATGTTTCAGGAGGAACAATTGTAACAGGTGGAGCAATGGGAGATTTATCAGGATATACTTTGACTTTCACAGGTCAAGAGTTAAAACCTGCAAACTTTGTAGCTAGTCCAACTGCTGCTGATCCTTACGCAGGAATGAGTAGTGCGACAGTATTAGTTACAGTAGGAACTAATTCATAATTGAATTTTTTCATTTGATTAAATTAGGGGGGTTTTTACCCCTCTTTTTTTTGTTTTAAGATAAAATAGTTATTAAAAAATTTGGATAAGTCATTTATTTTCCTTATATTTAAGTATTAAAGATTAAGTTCTTTGACATTATGTAATTAATTAAATCTAATCAAATGAAAACAGAAAACGATTATGTTTACGATGATGGAGGTCGTCATCAATACTTTAGAATGAAGTACAAAAAAGACCGAGTAGGTGATTGTGTTGTAAGAGCCTTAGCAATTGCAACAAAAGAAAACTATAGATCCGTAAGGAATGAACTTTGGGAAATTTCTCTAAACAACGGAGATATGCCAAATGGATCTTCTACCTATAAAGAATTTTTAGAAAAAAGAGGATTTATAAAGGAGAAGAAAATAAAAGGCTATTGTTTAGGTCAGTACCCTGTCAGTCATAAAGAAGTTTATGTAGTTAGTCTTGCAAATCATCTTGTATGTTTAGACGAAGGGTTAGTAAGAGATACTTGGGATTGTAGACATAAGTATCCATATACTACTTGGAGAAAACCATAGTTAAATAGGGTAGCAGAAATGTTACCCTTTTTTTATGCAATATTAATTATTACTTTCGTTATATTAATATGAAAGTTTTGACTACTTCAGCGACAGAGCAAACATTTAAGATTATACCTAGAGAATACGTTACAAGTCTTAGTGTAGATATTACAGATGATAGCAGTAATGTAACTACTAATTATACAGGTATTACCTCAACAGAAACTGTAAACCATTTACAAGTACCTATGACCTTTAGTCCTGTGCTAAAAGAAGGTAGGTTTTATGATATGGTAGTGAAGAAAACAGATGGATCTATTATTTACAAGGACAAAATATTTTGCACAGATCAAGCAATAGACCAGACACAAGATCAAGAGTACTCGGTCAATAGTGGACAATACACCTCAGATACAAGTTACGATAACGACTTTATAATTTTATGAAAAAATTTGGAATAGTAAATTTAAGCAGCTACACTTCTCCGGAGATCAAAGAAGTAAGAAACAAGGATTGGGTATCCTATGGTGTAGATAATGACTATTATCAGTATTTAATAGACAGGTATAACGGAAGTCCTACGAATAATGCAATTGTGAATGGACTATCTGAGATGATATTTGGTAAAGGTTTAAATGCTACAGATTCTAGCAGAAAGCCTGATGAATACGCACAGATGGTATCATTGTTTAAAAAAGATACAGTAAGAAAGTTTTGCTATGATCTTAAATTAATGGGTCAATGTGCTATACAGGTTATTTATTCTAAGGATAGAACTAGAATTGCACAGATAGAACACTTACCTATAGAAACGATAAGAGCAGAGAAAGTAAGCGAAACTAGTGGTGAAATAGAGGGGTATTATTATCATTCAGATTGGCTTAATATTAAACCTAGCGAACAACCTAAAAGAATACCTGCGTTTGGTACTTCTAGTCAAGCTATAGAGATTTTATGTGTTAAACCATATAGAGCAGGATTTTATTACTATAGTCCGGTAGATTATCAGGGTGGATTACAATATGCAGAACTTGAGGAAGAGATTAGTAACTATCACTTAAACAACATTAAAAATGGATTAGCACCTAGTATGTTGATCAATTTTAATAATGGGATACCTAATGAAGAAGAGAGAGAACTGATCGAGAGAAGGATTTACGATAAGTTTAGTGGATCTTCAGCAGCAGGTAAATTTATTTTAGCGTTCAATGACAATGCAGAATCAGGTGCATCTTTAGAGCCTGTGCAACTTAGTGATGCTCACAATCAGTATCAGTTTTTGTCTGATGAATCTTCTAAAAAGATATTAGTTAGTCACAGGGTTGTTAGTCCTATGCTATTTGGTATTAAAGATAATACAGGATTAGGAAACAATGCAGAAGAACTAAAGACAGCATCTATATTAAACAACAATGTAGTAATTAAACCTTTCCAAGAATTACTAATAGACAGCTTTAATAAGATCTTAGCTTTTAATGATATTAGTTTAAACCTATATTTTGAAACACTACAGCCTTTAGAATTTAACGAAGATGTTATAGATGATGAAAACATATCTGACGAACAGAAAGAAGAAGAAACAGGAGTAGAACTAAGTAAGCAATTTACAGGTACTGTAGATGTTGCTAATGCACTTTTAGAACTAGGAGAAGATGAGGATCTTGATAATTGGGTTCTAGTAGATGAAAGAGAGGTAGATTACGATCAAGAAGAAACATTAGACAAGATGATTGGTTTAGCCTCAACAGGAGTAGCAAGACCTAATGCAAAAAGTGAACAAGACAAATCAGTAGGAGATAAAAAGTTTAAAGTAAGATACCAATACGCACCTCTAAAGTCAGATAAAGACAGTAGAGATTTTTGTTCAATGATGGTGAAAGCAGCTAAATTGTATCGTAAGGAAGATATAATGAAGATGAAAGATATGCCTGTTAATGCAGGTTGGGGTGCAGAAGGTGCAGATACTTACGATATTTGGCTCTATAAAGGTGGTGGATCGTGTAGGCATTTTTGGATGCGTAAAACTTATATGGCAGTAGAGGTAGATCCGGATGTTAAAAACCCTAATGCAGAGGTAAGTGTAAACGAAGCAAAGAAAGAAGGTTTAAAGCCTGTTAAAAACGATCCTAAGGTAGCTAAAAGACCAAGAGATCAAAAGAACAGAGGATTCTTGAAGCCAAAAGATTTTAAAACTAAACAAGATAAATCATTCGATTAATGGCAACAGCATTATTTATATCAAGAACAGACTTAGTAAAAAATACTATATTAGATGGTAATGTAGATACGGATAAGTTTATACAATTTATTAAGATTGCACAAGACATACATATTAGAAATTATTTAGGATCTAAGCTATACAATAAAATAGGTGCTGATATTCTTGCAGGATCATTGAGTGGTGCATATTTAACGCTTGTAAACACCTATGTGCAGCCTATGTTAATACATTATGCAATGGTAGATTATTTACCTTTTGCAGCATATCAAGTAAAAAATGCAGGAGTTTTTAAGCACATAAGTGAAAATGCAGAAAGTGTAAGTAAAAGCGAGGTTGATTATTTAGTAAATAAAGAAAGAGAATTTTCAGAATATTATACAAGAAGAATGATCGATTACGTTACATATAATATAAGCAGCTTTCCTGAGTATAGCACAAATAATAATGAAGATGTGTATCCGGATAAGGATAGTTTATTTAATGGATGGGTACTTTGAGAAAAAAATATAAACCTAAAGAACAAAATATTATAAAATTGAAAAAATATTTAGCTTTAGTAGAAAAAAATAAAAAAAAGCAATAGATGGGGTACGGATCAATATATCCATTGTCTTGGTGGGGAAGTGCTAATGAAGCTAACGGATGGGGTATTGTTTACCCTACAAATGCAGGTGGATCTTCATTGACAGTAGACACTACTAGCATAAAAGCAGATAGTACAACAATTAAAGCAGATGCAACAGAATTTTAAACAATAAAAAATGGCTAAACAGACGATTAATATAGGAACTACTGCAAACGATGGCACAGGGGATCCTTTAAGAACAGCTTTTGATAAAGTAAATGACAATTTTACAGAACTGTATAATGATGATGCAGGGGATGTAGGTAGCATTACAGCCACAGCTCCTATATCAAGAGATCAAGCTACCGGAGCAGTAACAATATCGCTTTTAGATGATGGAGTTACACATTCTAAATTAGCACCAAGATATACGGCACAAGCATCAATTTCAACATTAACCGGAACTGTTTCATTTGATTGTTCAACGGCATC